CTGATTTTTGGGAAGGTAACTACAACCAAATCCCCGGTTCTGCTTTTGATATGATTGGTCTTATGAACAACGAAATCGAAAGTCTTACAGGCGTTAAAAGTTTTAGTGGGGGTATCAACGGTGCTTCTCTAGGTAGTACAGCTACCGCAGCTAGAGGGGCTATGGACGCTACTTCTGTACGCAGGATGAATATTGTAAGGAATATCTCTGAAAATCTAGTTAAACCACTTCTTAGAAAGTGGATGGCTTATAATACTGAGTTCTTAGAAGAAGAAGAAATTATTCGAATAACTAGTGAAGAGTTTGTTCCTGTAAGAAAAGATGACCTAGACGGTAAAGTTGACATTGATCTAGCTATTGCTACTGCTGAAGATCAAGCAGCTAAGTCACAAGAATTAAGTTTCTTACTTCAAACTCTAGGTGGAAGTATTGATCCTGCAATTACTCAGGAAATCATGGCTCAAATACTAGACCTTTCTCGTATGCCAGAACAAGCTAAGACTATTAGAGACTATCAGCCAGAGCCTGATCCTCTTGCAGAGGAAATGAAACAACTAGAAATCGAAAAACTCAAACTAACTAACGAGAAACTACGTAGTGAAGCTCTTAAGAACTCTAGTATTGCTGAGAGTAATAGTGCTGATGTTAATAGCAAGCTTTCTAGAGGCGATAGAGAACGCGCTCAGGCTGATCTATTTAGAAGTAAAGCAGATAATGAAGATTTACGTTTCTTAGAACAAGATTCAGGAATTGATTATGAACGTAGAAAAGAATTAGAAGCTTTTAAACATAAAGCAAAACTAGATGAAAAAGCTTTTGATGGTATTGTTAACGATACTGAATAAAATATGATAATATTATAGATATTATTTAAATTAATAAATAAACTAAGTTGGAGAAAATTATGGAACAAGGTCTAGCACAAGAAGCAGCACGTCAAGGCGCAGGTGTAGCTGAAGAAATGCCTACTGTAGAAGAGATTGCAATGCTTCTAAGCCAAGGTGTACCACCAGAAGAACTAATGGCTGCTGGCATACCTCAGAGCCTTATTGAAGACGCTATTACTTTACTACGTCAAGCTGAACAGCAACAAGCTGCTCCTACTGGCGCTCAGTCAGGTAATCCTGCTGCAGGACGCGATAGAGGTATGGATAAAGGAAATGAAGGCATGGTAGGAGGTTAAGTTATGAGTATGCATGCTCCTGTATTTTTAGCTAATAAAAATAGAAGTACTTCTAAAAAATTTACTAAGAAAACTAAAGAAGATATTCAAGCAGTGCTAGATACCCTAAAAGAACGGGATATGTGGTCTAATTACTATTATGATAATTGGTCAGCAGAACTAGCTATTTGCAAAGACGAAGCATTATTACACGCTTGGTGGGATGCTATTACTAATGGCGCTATGTTTGAATTAGATTTTAAGGAACTTAGAGAAATGCAATCAGAAGGTTTAGCAAGTGCTACAGTAATGGATAATGAATATGAAATGAATAGTGAATAACTGTTGACATAATCAAATATTATATATAAGATAATATATATGCGTATTAACGTAGTATTTTAAATTAACACTAACGAAAAAGGAAACTCAATATATATGAGCAATTCTCAAACTGAAGAACAAATCCTAGAAATCGAAAACCAGTACTGGACTGAGCAAAAAGACGCACTGGAACGGTTAGAAAGAAATAAAGATTTTCAAAAGTTAATTTTAGACGGTTACTTTAAAGAATTTGCTGCTAACCAGACTAGTATGCTTGCAATGGATTACACCCGACAAATGAATAACCGAGGTGAAATCTTTGAACGACTAGTAGCAATTTCGAATCTACAAGACTACTTTATTACTATTAAGAATATGGTAGCCCCTGCTGAAAACTACAGTGAAGACGAGTAAGGGGGTTACTTAAATGAACGAAGATGATCTATATGATTTAGATGACAGCGCACTAGAAGCTGCTTTTAAAGAAGCTAAATCTGAAGAAGAGACAAGCGCTGGTACTTTCGATGAACCGGAACAAGAACCCGAACAAGATTTAAATGTAGAAGAACCAGAAGACGACCAATCAGACGAAGTTGTTAATGAGGATTCTACAGAAAACGATGAAGAAGATGATGGTCTGGAAAACCTTGATGACGCTCAAGATTCCGATCAAACTAGTGATAAAGAAGACGAGGAAGGTTTAGAAGAGGATGACTCTGAGACTTCTGAAGATGACCTTGACGAAGGCTCCGAAGAAGAGGAAGAGAAACCTGAATCTGATAAACAAGAATCTGACGCTAAATCACAGCCAGCACAAAATCTTAAGTATAAGGCTAATGGCAAAGAGTATGAGTTTACTCAAGACGAAGTGATGAAGCAGTTTCCAAAAGTGTTTGGTCAGGCTATGGACTATACACGGAAAATGCAAGCAATCAAACCTTGGCGTAAAACCATTGATGCTATTGAACAAGCCGAACTGAATCATGATGATGTCAGTCTTATGATCGATGTGCTGAAGGGGGATAAATCTGCCATTTCGACAGTACTAAATAGAACAGGTGTAGACACCCTCGATTTAGATACTGAGAATGTTGATTATGTTCCTAAGAGTTATGGTCGTGATGAAAGTACTTTGGCTATTAAGGACGTAGTTGATGAAATCAGCCAAGATCCAGAGTACCAAGTGACTCATAAAGTGCTAGCTAGTGAGTGGGATGACAATTCATGGGGTGAAATGTCGAAAGATCCTCAAATGATTAAACTGCTTCACCAAGATGTGAAGTCAGGGATGTTCAATAAAGTACAGCCTATCGCTGAAAAGCTAAAGCTGTTCGATAATGGACGTAAATCTGATCTGGATTACTACAAACTAGGTGCGCAAGAGTACTTTCGAGAAGCGGCGCAACAGGAGACTGCTGCAGGTGTAGGTGACAGACTAAGTGGTGTACAACAACAAGAACAAAAACCACCTGCTCCAAAACCTGATCCTGAGGCTGAGCGTAAAAATAAAGTTGCCGAGGCAAAGAAGCAACAAGCTAAACGCAAAGCTACTAAGCAAGTCTCTGAAAAGCGTAAAGCGGCTGCTCCATCCAGTACTGGTCCGAGCAAGCCACAAGGTGTTACAGATTATCTAGAAGATACTGATGAAGCTTTTGAAGAGTGGTATAAGAATCTAAAGGATAATATGTAACAAAAATTAATTTTTTGTTATTTAAGGTGAGTTATTATGGCACAAGTATACGGTAATGGTTTAAACAGTTCGCAGGGTGCGAATACCATTGTTCATTATTACGACCGAGCAGGTATCAAAGCAGCTAACGCTGTAAACGTATACCAGCAGTTTGCTTCTCGTAAGGATATGCCTACTAAGATGGGTAAAACCTTCAAGATTAGTAAATTCCTCCACATGTACGACCGTGAGCAGTTTGACGGCAGTGGTAATATTACTTCTGACTTCAACAAATACGGTTACCTAACCTCTCGTTCACTAGATGACGTTAACACTTCTCTTAATAGTGCTACTCTAGCCGAGGGTGCAGGTGCAGTCAACCAGCGTCAAGTTAAGAAGATCACTGTTGAATCTTCTCTAGCTCGCTACGGTGAGATGATCGAGTACACTGACGAAGTTGATCTATTCTCTGAAGATGCCATGCAAGTTCGGTATCGTGAAGAACTAGGTGAACTAGCTAACCGTCGTTGGGAAGACCTTCTACAGCTAGATATGCTAGGTACTGGTACTGTCATGTACTCTGGTGTTGCTACTTCTCTAGCTACTATCGGTGATTCTGTCGCTGCAGATGGGACTAACGACAACGTTTACAAGATCAACTACGATCTAGTTCGCGCTGGTGTCCGTAAACTCGTTCGCAACCGTGCTAAGAAGAACACTTCACTAGTTACTGGTTCTAACAAGATCGATACTCGTACTGTTAACAAGGCATACTTTGCCGTTATCGGTGCAGACGTTAAAGCTGATCTTGAAACCCTAACTCGCGGTTCTTCTTACGAGCGTGAATTCGTCTTCATCCCTGTTCACAAGTATGCTGACGCTGGTAGCGTTGCTGAAGGTGAAGTAGGTGCGATGCACGAAGTTCGTTTCATCGAGTCTGAGGCTGCTATCACTTACCGTGGTAAGGGCGCTGACGTACCTGTAGACTACACTGGTTCTCTCCAGTACACCGGCACTATCGGTACTGATGCTAAGTTCGATGCTTTCCCTGTCCTATTCCCAACTGAAGGTTCTTTCGCAACCGTAGGTCTAAAAGGTAAGGGCAAGATTGCATTCAACGCTAAGGCACCAAACGAGGTTTCCCTTTCTAACCCATACGGTACTAAGGGCTTCTTCAGCTACAACTTCTGGTACGCTGGTCTTATCCTCGAAGAAGAAAAACTACTTAAGATGGTAGTCGCTGCGACTAAGTAATCATTAATTAAGTAGAGTATATAAAAGGTTCCCCTTGCAGGGAGCCTTTTTATTATTTATAATAGAAATGTAAATTAACCACTAAATAACCGTAAGGATTTAGAAAATATGTCAAAACTAGATGATCTAAAGAAAGAAGCAAATGACCTAGGTATTACTTTTAGCGGTAATATCGGACAAGACAAGCTTCAAGCTAAAATTAATGACTTTTATGAGTCACAAGAATCCACTGGCGCAGATATTGAAAATGCCGTTAAAGCACAAGAAGAAGTTAAAAAAGCAGAACAAGAAGCTGCTGATAAGCAAGAAGCTGTTGCTAAACGGAAAGCAAAAGATATTTACGCACTAGCGCAAGAAGCAGAAGAAAAAGCTCGGGAGACTAAAGTTGTTACTATTAACGATAACGACAATCGAGTAAACAACCATACTACCATAGCTACTGTTAATTGCTCTAATCAATACTTTGATCTAGGTACTGTACGAATCCCTCTAAACGAGCCTGTAGAAATCTTTAAAGGACACCTAGACGCTCTACGAGATATTATGATTCCTATGCACGTTACCGATAATGCTAGCGGTCTAAGCAAAGTAGTCGTTAGACCTAGATATGCTATCCAAGAGCATGAAAAGAAAGAAGTTAAATAAAAAATAAAAGGATAATAAATGGCCTTATGTAGTGTACCGCGTTTTACTTTAAGCAGGAACGTAGACAATGAGTTTATCTTTACTGTTAAAGAAAA